CAATATTAGTACCGTCCCAACAATTAAATGCTCCCGCTCTCAAAGCAGCAACAGGGTCATCACCGAAATTACTATCAAAGTATTTATCATAATCAGTAGCACGAATAACATCGAAAATATACTGTTTCGCAACATCAGCTCTACCTTTAACAGGGAAATTACTATTTTCAAACTTACCTACATTTAGGAAATCGTCAAGGTGATATGCTCCGAAATGAGTATTCCAACCTTTAAACTTCTTACTAATCTTATTAGTCCAGTTAAAGTTCCAACCACCTGCATAGCAAGGTTTACCTGTTTCCATTATACATTTTAAGTATTCTAACATACTATTATCAGAAGGTTGTCCGCTACTACGTCTTCCTTTGAAGAGTGATTGACTTCTACTGATTGTACCTCCTGCGTAATGCCCATTCGCACGTCCACCTGTAAACCTGCGTCTAATAGACCCAGTATGCCCTCCTTGACTACCAATCAACTGGTCTGGGTGTTTAATCTTATTCCAAAACTCTCCAAGATTAGATTTCAATTTATTAATCTTCTGACCTGTTTGAGTCTTGATATGGTCGGCACTTGCAATTAATGCGTCTTGCATTCCTCTCCAAGATGTTTTAATGTTTCCAATATTACCAATTGTGGCTGCTTTCATATTTGACAAGCTTGAACGTGTTTTCGCTACAATGTTGGTGAAACTTGATTGTATGCCTGTCTTCATAGCATTGAAGTTTGTAACAACTTGTGTTTTCATACCAGTTACAGTAGGTAGAATAGTAGAAATTGACTGTTTGAATTGGTCGAGGTTAGGAAGTTGGATATTGCCTAAACCAAATGTAGGGTTGAAACTTGTACTTAATGATTGAGCTAACTGTGAAGCCATTTGAGGCAAGTTCAAACCCCCTGTGTTAGTCAAAGCTTGACCGATGTAACCCATCTCATCAGATACCGCCCTTGCCATTTTACCCGGACTGTGCTGATCCAATCCATTGTTATCTTTGAAACCATTAGACAGAGAAGTACCCAAAGCAGCCCCCCTGTCATAGAAATCTTGTTTGCGCTCATCAAGATAAGTTAAAGCATAACCAACTTCGGTTTCTGCGGTGCTTTTGATTTTAGCATTATCCTTGAAACCATTAGAGAGATTATCTCCGAGTCCTTTTCCTTTGCTACTCATTGTATCTGATAGCCCTGACAAAGCAGAGGACACATCAGTGTTCAAAGAAGTTAAACCATCTTTAACTCCACTTACAATAGCTGAACCCATTCCTTTTGCAGTTTCTTTAACTGTTGGAACTGCTCCTGACAAAGTAGTTTTCAAGTTATTAATCTCTGTTTGTAAAGCAGAAACCATATTACTTGCATTTGCTACATTACTTGTATCTCCACTTCCAGTAGCGGTTAAACCATTGATTTTAGTGTTAAAGTCCATTATGTCTTTAACAGACATATATAACTCATCAAGACCTGATTTTAACCCACTTGCTTGTGGATTTCCATCTCCAATTAAGTAACCAACTGCTGCTCCAAGAATACCTCCACTTGCCATATTACCTTGCCAAGAAGCGTCCACAGCACTTCCCATAGCATTTTTAACAGCGTCAATAGCAGTTTGAATAGCAGAAATACCATTAGCAGACTCTTGAAGAGCAGTAACCTTATCAGGATTGATAGGTTCAACAGTAATGTTCTCATTGAAGTTTTTAACAAACTCGTTTAACTGGTCGATTGGTTGTTTTAACTGTTCAAAGTAGTTAGTTACCCCAGTAGTGTCTGCTGTGGCTGCTCCACTTACTGCGTCTTGGTATTTTTCGTTTGGTGAACGATTATCTGTTTCAAAGTTTGGTAAATCTTTTAAGGCTTCTTTTACAGTTACCAATGCAGTTTTAACACTATCAATACCAGTAGCAGACTCTGACAAAGTAGTAACTTTCGCAGAGTCAATTTGAGTAATTTCTAATTTATTAAAATCAGTTATGAAAGTTTCTAATTGTGAGAAGAAACCTCCTTCACCAGTTAATTGAGTTAAATCCGCACCAATCTTAACACCAATTAAATTAGCAACAGCAGTAGCAAGACTGTCCCAAGCAATCAAAGCAAAAGCACTCATAGCTTTCTCAACATAACCTAATGCTTCGGCAGTTAATTTAATCGCTTCTGCACCTTGTTGAACATTACTTAAATCAGTAAACTTATCCCCCAATGCTCCTATTTGTTGCAATGGATATTCAAGACTCCAAATAGTTTCGGCAACCCATAACATACCGATAGGAATGCCTAATGTAATTGCAGTTCCCATAATCGCTCCAAGAATTGGATTAGCAAATGCAATCGCAACAGTAGCAATCGCCAAAGCCAAAGCAGGGATAAATGGTGCAAGATACATTAAAGAGTCAGACACAATCTTCATAGCTTGTGTTCCTTTTTGCACTTGTGCTTGAATACCACTATACTGGTCGCCTAATGCTCCAATCGCCCAAATACTTGGAATAATCATTACAATAGTTTCTGCTACAAGCAACATACCTGCTACAATACCAATCGCTGCTTTAAGAGTTCCTGTAACAATTTGAGTATAAGATGGAGCATATTTATCCATAATCAAAGATAACCCTACAACAGCAGGGAGTAACACCGCTAAAACAGGGGAAATCATTTTCAAACCTTCAATTCCTGCTTGGATTTCAGGTTCTTGTGCTTTAAATTGTTTACCAACTTCGGCTAACCCCCACATAGGTGCTTTAAGCAATATAATCGCTTCTGTGATTAAAAGCATACCTGCTACAATACCTATGGCGGCTCTTGCATAATTTTGAGCGTCAGATTTCAAAGTTTCTTTAAATGGTGTTTTTGCTTTGGTTTTATCCACATCACCATTTATCCCACCAGTAGAAGTTGATGTACTGCCTCCTGTTTTTTCAATAGCGTCTTCGGCATTGTCTTTAACATCTTTCCAACCTTTTGCAACATCTTTAAGTTTACCACCAACTTTCTTCAAGACCTCAAAGACAGAGTCAGAACCTGAAACCCATTTACCAATCTTTAAACCAATAAGTCCCAAACCAGTTCCTAATGCACCAATTGCAAAGACCCATCGACCGCTTTCAGTACCAAAGAAGTTCAATAACGCTTCTCCAATGCCTACAAGAGCGTCTTTAATTGCATAAGCAGTAGGTTTTAAATCGTCCCAAGTCTTTTGAACAGCTTTCCAAAAGTTAAGGAATGCGTCATTATTCCAAATGTCAATCCAAAGTAATTTAAGGTTATCAATAGCAAAGTAAGCCCCTGCCATTAAATCTCCTTGATAGAACTGTTTTAAATGCTCTCCGGCTTCCTCTGCAACAGTAGAATACTCCATTATGTACTTATCCATATCCTTTTGAGTACGATTAGTTTCATTCATATGCTCCAAGTTTTCGCTAATATGTTTACTTGAAGCTTCTAACCAATCGTACTGTTTGTTATATGAATTAGTAATCTCATATTGGGCTTGATTGATTTTATCAACCCAAAATGCTTGTTTTTCAGTCGCTTCGGTTTCAGAGTGTCCTGCTGCCATTAAATTTTGTTTACGGAAACTTGATTGAGCCAACTTAATGGATTTTTCCCTTTCATCATTTTGGGCTTTATAACTTTTCGCTAACTTATTCGCAGTTTCTAATTCTTTTACATTACCATCTACAATGGCTTTGTTAGCTTTTGCTTGTGCATATTTATTTTTATCTTCTTTTGAAGTAGCATTAGCATACTTATCCATTATTTTCTGATAACTTGCAGACTCTTCTTTTGCCTCTTTGAGTTTGTCTGATCCGGTTTCAACAATTTCGTTGAACGCTTCAACTCGTTTTTTGACAAGGTCTGCTTGAACTGCCATTGAAGATAACCAAGCAACTATACCAATAGCCATTACTCCACGAATTGCTAAACCAAGCACTTTCCAAGAGGTAGCAGTTTTAAGAATGGCTTTTCCTCTACTTAATTCAGCAGCTTCACTTAATTTCAAGTTATTAGTCATATATGCAAGTTTTTGAGCCCGTCCCATTTCAGAATGTTTCATTGTTTCAAGATTTAAGACAGAGGCTTTACCAAGATTAATATGAGCTTTTTGTACGTCCAAACCATTTTTTAAAGCAACAGTACGATTAAATATTGCAGATTTATAACCTCTTTCAGCAAGTATGCCTTGGTTTAATCCGAGTATTCTACCCATTATTGCTTTCGACCATCTTGTTTCTGCTAATGCTCCGGCTTGTGTACCTGATATAGTTGCTGCGATTGCTTTTCTTAAACCATATTGAGCGACTTCTAATTTATTTAAGTTCAAAGCAGCAGTAGCGACAGATTTACTCCAACCTATGGTAGCAATATCAACTAATCCCATTCCTTTGGTTACCATTGGTAAAGCGGTGAGTATTCCTCCGAATAATGCTCCTCCTCCACCAATCCAAAGGAAACTTCTCCAAAATGAATTTAAACTATTAAATGAAGTAGAAACACTATCAATTGCTCCAATAATCATATTAAATGCTTCTACAATCATTGGAGAGGCAGAGTCAAGTAAATCAGCACCAGTTTCCTCAAACCTTGATTGAGTAATAGTCAATACATCATTTAAGGAAGTTGCTTTTTTAGCAAAAACGTCCCAATGCCTATCAAGGGCTGCTTTTTTCAATGCTTTGAGTAAACCATCGATGTTGGTTTTATCTTCGTCCCAACCATATGCGACTAATTCTTCTTTACCTACACCAGTTTCTCTGGATAATCTTTGGAACTCTCCTTGAAGAATATCTTTAACTGCAAGTGCTGCTTCTTCTGATTTACGCCCTGCACGGACATATTCAGATTGTATCATAGTAACAATCGGTAGAGCATCTTTCATCTGTTTAGCAGTTAAATCAAATTCCAAACCAATGCTTGATACAGTTTCTCCTATACTGTACTTATTAACTTTTTTATAGGTTTTTGTGAGTTTATCAAGTTCCTTACGGAAATACTTTATTCCCCCTTCTCCAACCTTATCATTTTGTTTTAGTTGAGCTTCCATTTCGTTTTTAGCAGTTACGGTGGTTTTTATGCCTTCTGCAATTTGAGAAGCGAACCCCCAAAGAGCCATACCCCCCATTGCTGTGAAAATCATTTTAAGAGATAATAATGCCCCCCTAATTTGATAAAGAGTATTGGAAAGTATTCTACCACTATGGGCAGTTTGAGTCACGCCATTGTTGAAAGAAGTTAAACCTCTTCCAGTATTACGTGCATTAACTCCTGTTTTAGTTAATTCACTATTTCCAAGAGATAATTCTCTAATTGCTTGTTGAGAAGAACTTCCAAGTAATTTTAACTTATTTGCTAATTTAGTAAGTTCACTTTCATAAGTTTGAGCTGTGATTTCGCCTTTTTTAAATGCAGTTTCCAATACATTTAATTTATCACGGTAAATTGTTGTTTGTTGGCTTAATTTAGCAAGAGCAGATTTATTCTTACTACTTATACTTGAAAAATGACTCAACTCCCTACTAATACGGGATAATTTACCTGCAAGTTCATTAGACATACCCATAGAGTCCATAGAAGACATTACCATATGTGCTTTATTAGAAAAAGCATTCATCTCCGCCCCAGTCTTTTTCAAAGCTTCGGCTAATGCTACCATTTGCTCTTTAAACTTTTCAGTTGAAGCATTATTTAATTTCTCTAATGCCTCTTGAACTTTTGTTATTTGGGAAAGATAATTACTGTATCCTCCAACGGTTTGTCTTCCTTGGTATTCGGTGGCTGATCCTCTTGTTCCAACACCACTATTTAATTTCCACATTGCAGACGCTAAATGAGTAGTACGTTGATAGAATATACTTTCACGGTCTATTCCTTCAAGTAATTTAAAGTTAAATGTATTTAAAACTTGTGTAGTTCTAACCATTGAGTCTGTTAGTTTATTATATCCTTGTGTTACATAATTAAGGCGTTCTTGTGTTTTTTGGAATGTATTATTAATTTTAGTCCAGTTTTCGTTGATTTCAGCAGTTCTTGTCATTCTACTAATAATCTCATTAGTTTCTGACTCAAAACGATTAAATTCAGTATTAACCTCTTTAATGGTATTAGAAATCCCTCTTAACGCCCATACAAACTCTTGGGTAGCAGAAACACTTCTTCCAGTATCAGAGAATTTAGCAATTGCTTTATCAATCTCGGAAGCGGTTCTTTTAACAGTAATCTCTGCCTCCGCCCATACTTTTAAATAATTCTGAATATTCTGTGTTTTAATTTGTTTATTAGCAATTTCTTCTATAACATTGCCCCATTGCCTATAAAAATTTATAACTTCTGCATTTGGCATTCCAAATGGGTTAAGAGCGTCCGCTGCTTTTGTACCTTTAATGTTACGTTTAACCATCATAGCGTCAAGGACATACCCTTCGGCTCGTTGGGCTTCTCGTATTGCTTTTAACTGTTTTCCAGTTTCTGTGAAGTGTCTTCCTTGTGTACCTTTGTTTAACTCGTTATTTAACTTTTTAGCTTCGGTTGTGGCTTTTTTTTCTTCGTTAGTTAATTCTTCCAAAGGTTCAACAAGTTTAGGAATATTATTTTTATCTCCTATGTTTTCCACTTCTTTATCAAGTTTAGCGGTTTCTTTTACGGCTTTTTCTTCTTCTTCGGTTAATTCAATAATAGGCTCAACAAGACGAGGGATATTATTCTTATCTCCAAGTTCAGAAACTTCCTTGTCTAATTTAGCTGCTGCTTTACCTGCTTTTTCTTCTTCATTAGATAATTGTTTTATGGAGTTTACTCTTTGTTGGATTTCTTTGAAGTTACTTACACGGTCACTTAAAGTTCCACGATTATTAACTCCTACATTACTCATTCGGAGTTTTTTAAGTTGATTAGATAATTTAGCAGTTTCCTTTTCTGCATTCTTTTCAGAGGAGGTTAATTCTTTTACTTCTTGTGATACGGTTTTAACTTCATTACCTTTCCCCACTTTTTTAACTTCATTATTGAGTTTTGTAGCTTCTACGGTTGCTTTACTTTCTTCTTTGGAAACCTCTTGAAAACTCTTCTTAACTTCTTCAACAGACTTTAAAGCAGATTTATCAATATATCCGAAATTTCGTCCAGCAATTTTAACAAATTTTTCAGGGTCACGTGAAGGGTACAATGAAGCCCCCATTCTCATAAGTGCATCTGACCATAACTTATCAAATTCTCCTCTACTTTTAACTAATGGTTTAAATTGACTTTTTAATTGTTCATAAACCGGTTTTAATTCTACTGACCTTCCACTCATTGGAGCAATTGTTTTATACAACTCTTTTGTGAAACTTTTGTTTAAATCTGTTCCCACCTTACGATATTGAGCAGAAGTTTTCTTTGCTTGGGCTTCGGTTTTTTTCAAAGACTCATTCAGTTTTTCAGTAGACTTAACCTCTGCGTCCAAACCTTTATCTTTACCCACTTTTGACAATTCACTATTTAACTTTGAAACTTCCCCTGCGGCTTTACGTGGAACAATCTCCATCTGCTCCAATTCTTTCAAAGTATTATGTAAATCCCATTTTTCAATTCTTTGGAAATTTGCGGCTCCCCCATTGAAATCTAATGCACTTTTACGTGACCCGAACATTTTCTCCAATTTTTCAAGGTTATGAATGTTCTTTTTAAGCTCCTTGTCTATATCTCCCGGCATTACCAACTTTCTGAGAGGACTTTCATCAAGAATAGGTATCTGTTTACCCCACGCTTTTAACCCCTCTCCTATTTCATCTGTTAATCCATAGCTTAACCTTTTTATATCCCTATATAGAGTCCTATCAATCCCTTCAAGAGCGGTTTGGTATTTTTTAGGTAATTGGTCGAAATTATCCCATAATTCTTCGTAGGAATATTTGGTTTTTCCGCTTAAATCTAATTTTTGTGTTTTTTTCTTTGAGGCAGCGAGTTTTTCGTTGGCTTTGGTTTCTTGGTTGATTATTTTTATATTGTCTTGTACTGCTTTGGTTTCTGTTTTTATTGCGTCTGCATTGGATTTATGAGATTTAACAGTATTATCTACACTTTTTTTAACATTATCAAGGGTAGTTTGGCTTTTCTTTAATTCATTATTAGCGTTTTTAATTTCTTTTGTTAAAGATTTGTTTTCATCACGGAGATTATTTAATTGTTTCTTATAATCTTTACACTTGGTTTCTAAATCTTCTATTTTAGTAGTGGACTGTTTTAACTGTTCTTGAACTTCTTTTAACTGTTTATTAACGTCCATTAATCCATTATTCTGTAACTGTGCTTTCAAAGAGTCCACTTTACTCTGCAATTGTTTAACCTTATTATCAAAGTCCGAAGTGTCTAACTCAATCTTTGCACTTACGCTTCCAGCTGTATATGGCAATTTTATAATCCCCCGTTTAATTTAATTAGTTAAAATCCTGATCCGTAGGTAAGCGGTAGGATTTTCACCTACCTGTCCGAATAAAAAAAATTAGTAGTTCAATTTCACCTACCTACGGCGAAAGGTGAAAATATGAACATAAGTATAGGTACTGCCTCCAAAATGGTTTATTGGAGGAAGTCCTAAAATATCGTATCTTAACCATTAGAGGCAGATACCTAAATAAAGTAAAAGAGGATTTGCACCTCTTCAAAGAATACTATTTTTACTTTTAAATGAGTTTTGGAGGTATATCCCCTCCTCCACGTTTTATAATACTTTCCAAGTATTTTGTGGAATGGTCTAATAATTCTCGTCCAGACATATATACTCCACGTTCAATAGCATATTTATGCCTTGCTCCACTTGGAGTAGCCCATTTATCTACCCCTGTTTCTTGATAGAACGCATAATCTCTTTCGATTATTCCCATTTCTTTATCCCCAAATTCAAACCATACTTTGGAGTCCGGACTATGAGGTAATCGCATACCAGTATAAATGGCTTCTAATGTTGTTATTTCCCCATTAGAGAGTATTTGCCAATATTCTTCTTCTTGCCCACTTATATACAAGTTTGGGTTAAATTCAGTAGACATTCTTGGAGCAATATACCCATCTTCCTCTCCTTCGTGTCCTACCATTAATCGAGCCATTTTCTTTATCTCTTTTTCAGTAGTTTGGTGGAGAGTATTATAGATGTAGTCAAAGTATTCACTTATGGTGTCTTCTTTGATTGTTATTTTAGCATTAGTCTTCATTGAACATTTCCTCGTATAAGTCTTCGACTTCTGGGTTGTTTTGGCTTTCTGGTTTGTCTTTGTTTAATTCTCGGTTTTCCTCATCGATTACATCTAATTCCATACAGTATAATTTAGATGTAGTCCAAGTGTCAGCTTTCCAAAAATCATCAAGACTCCAACCTAACCCTTTTATTCTATGTGCTAATAAAAAATACATCTCCAATAAACCCTGTTCAATAGCCCAAGCCATTGAGGTGTTCATTGGAGTTAATCGTATTTCTTCATCGTTATTTTCTGTTTTAGAGTTGTTTTTGTCTTTCACGAAAACTGGCAATGTCTTCCCTTATTTCGTTTTGGATTTTAGACTCTCTTTCACCGACCATACACATCTCGTAGTATTTGCTGATATTGGCAGCGATACGGTTGTCGATTGCGTCGGCTTTTTCGAGGAACTCTTTTGCGGTTATTCCATCGAGAATGGCTTCCATTTTACGTGCCATTATATCGTTTAATTCAGAGTCTAATTTGCTTGTTAAGTCTTCGTTTTCTTTGTTGAATTGTTTAACTTTATCTAAATGTTTTTCTTGTTTTTCCAAGAGTTTATCAAGTTCATCTTGCAATTTGAGGATTGTGTCGATGTCTTCTTCATCACCTTTATCTTCAAGTAATCTTATTCTTCTTTCTTTACTTTCGATTTGGCGGTCGATTTTTTCTCCTTCACGGTTAATGAGTTCAGACTCATCGGTTAAAGGTTCGATTTCTTTGATTTTTGCTTCCATTTCTTCGTCGAATGATTTTAAGACTTCATTCGGACATCTTTTGAAGTAATATTCGCCACCACAAATTGCTATACTTGTTTGAGTAAATTCTCTTGCCATAATTAACTTCCTCCTATGTGTTATGTGGGAACAGACGGATTTGAACCGTCATCAATGGGTTTGGAGTCCATTATGATAGCCATTACACTATGCTCCCCTAAAAAATAAAAAAAATAAACTTCTCCATTTATGGAGAAGCTGGTTTATTCACCTGTAATTTGGGCTTCACTTGCTTTTAAAGCGTCTAATGTAGTTCCTTCGTTGTCAATGTGTAAATCTTCAAGGAAGGTAGTCATATCTACGGATAAGTAGGATTGTTCAGGTTTTTCCAAGATTTTAAACTCCATAGTTAAATCTTTGGCTTCGTCACCTGATTTTGGGGACTCTACATTAGTTAATTCACAAACAGGACATTTGATTAAACATTCAAATGGAATACCAGTATCAATAGTGTAGGTAGTAACTTCTTGACCGTCTACTGTGGTGGTATTGGTTTCGATGATTTTTTCTCCTTCCGCAATGGTGTTGGAATTAGACCATCTTGGTATAGAACCTCCGTATGCTCTAAACCATACTTGTTTGTGGGTAATTTCTTCGCTAACTACGTGTCCGTACTTATTGAACGCTTCGTACTCAGGTTCAAAGAGTTTAGTTCCATCTACCCAAGGCATAGTAATACTACCTTCGGCTTCTCTTGCTCCCATAATCTTTGTGTTTTTACCAAATTCGTCAGCGTGACAAGATTGTGACTCTGCGTTATGGTTAATAGTAATAGAAGCTTCGGTGAAACAGTCAATAGGCACTTGTAACATTTCTTCTGCACTTGCTCCAACAGCTCCAACGTACACTTGGGTGTGTACTGCTTTTGCAAAGTAACTATTGGTTGGGAAACTCCTTGTAGGGTTTAATAAGTTGAAGTTGTTATAATCTGAAACGAAAGTTGGGTTAATTGTAGGTGCTTCGTCTGCACTAAAATTAATTTCTAATTCGTTTAAGAGTGCGTGGTTGAATACTCTTGCGTCGGTTTGGGTTTTAGCGAAACCATTGTAGATGGTTGCTAATGGTAATTCTTTATCGACGTCCGGTGGCATTTCAAAGTGGAAATCGTAGACATCAGTACCGGTAGCGTGAGCTTGTTTGGTATAAGTACCTAATAAGAGGTAGAAGTAGTCTTCTAATCCTTCACCGTATCTGAATTTGTCTTCCCAAGATGGGCTTGACTCTGCGGTGGTACGGTATGAACCCATATCTAAATTAGATACACCGGTGTGTCCTTCGTCTGTTTCGGTTTCAATTTCGTTTCCGTCTTCAAATCCAGTTTGTCTGATAGAAACGAGGTCTTTTGCATATTTGGTGGAGTCTTTTGCTAACTCTTCACTCAAAATTCCCATTTTAGTATAATGGAAACTTGCATTTGGTGCTATATCAGCCATCTATTTTTCCTCCTTTTTGTCTTTTTTTTCCTTTTTAGGTTTAATTACTTTTTTAGGTTCATTATAAACCTCGTAATTTCCATTAATTTTAATACGATTGATTAAATACTCGTTGGAGTCAGGTACATCAATTATCATTCCATTGAATAATTGTTGCTGTGGTTTCATTACTTTATTTAATACAAGGTCTATGTCTTTGTACCCATTTCCTCCAATCCATTTAAATTTAGCCATTTTAATACCTCAATAAATAACTTAAAACAATCATAGATGAGTATAAAGTCTTACTTCCTTTATAGGACTCTGCGTCCTCACGGTTATTCCTCATTGCACGTATTTCAGATGTTTGTAAGAATGTTAAGTCAAGATTTGATGTTAATAATAAATTATCAATTATTTCTTTCATTGACTCTGCATACTTGGTTAATCGTAGAGTTATACTACGTGGGTGGTTTGTATTATGTATAATGATTATATCGAGTTGCCTTTCATAAACACAACCAGTAGCGTCCAATTGATAAGGTTTCCCTTGCAATACTATTTCGGTTGTAGTCATATTATCAGGGATCAGCTCAATCATATCCCATCTGACAGGAACTTTATTAAAATCTGTGTCATCAGTTATGGCTTTCCCTAATTGTTCTAATACTACTGCATACCTTGACATATTCTCGGTATCCATAGTTTACCACTTCCTGCGTCCTACTCTGAATAATTGCATTTGAATGTATTCTTCGTTTCGATTATTCTCGATGTTGGATAGGTAATTGGCAATTGCGGAGTCTACTTTTCCGAATAATCTGTCTGCATAGTTGTTAGACTCTGATTTAGGTTCTTTCATTGGTTTGGCTTCGTATTCCCAACGTGTTAGCCAAGCGAATGCTCCTGCTGCCATATAAACGTATCTTTGAAGAGTTTTCGGTATTTCTATTGTACCTGTTTTCTCTTTTTTCATATCGTTAAGTCCACGAAATACGTAGTCTTCTCCGCTGTAACAGGCTTTTTCTATATCGGTTAAGGTATAGGTGTAGTCTAAACTTTTTATTATGAGGTTGAGTATTTCTACACCTGTTACATCTGTTCCGAAATCGATTTTTATACTTTCGAGTCCTGTGAGTTCACGGGTGAGGTCTACTGCGGTATTGTTTCGGTCTATCTCAAATAAAAGAATGTCTTCTTTATCTGATGATATTTCGGTGTTCTTTGGTTTTACTGATAGGACACTTGCATTTCCGTTAAGTAGTGGACTAAAACTTAAAGTAATATTAGATACATCTACCTCAACTTGGTGACAATTGATAAAAACTTGCACATAATCAGTACCCTCAAACTCCGCATAGATTAATGGCAAGACAATACTATCTCCTTCAACAAAAGTTTCTTCTGTAAAGCAGACTGGTTCTTGTCTATCTACACGTGCTTTTGGTAAATATTCCAAGACTTTATAATAATCTTTCATTGTGAATTTAGAGGTCTTATCCTCTGTTATCATAGGTTAAAAACCTCCATTTATAATTTTTTTAGTCTAATGTTATATCGAAATGATTATTAGTTTTACTAACTTCAATAGGAGTCCAACGTGAAGAAAGTTCTACATCACCAGTTGGGTTCCCAGTAGCCATTACTCTATAACTGCCTGTTGGAATGTCCCTTATTGTGCAACCTCCTTGACTACCAGTAGTTCCAGTTCCTATTGTAGTAGGCGTTTCCTCATCTGTACCTATGGTTACAGTAGCATTATTAACAGGGTTTCCATTAGCAGTTACTGTAAAACTAACCTCTATTGAGCCAGTAGTAGGTTCAGATGTGCTACTTTGAGAGTCAGTAGAGGAAGAGTCATTAGACTCTCCTCCACTACCATTAGCATTCTCTAATGCCTCTAATCTATCCTCAAAATCCTGTAAAAGAGAGAATAACCTAACCTTTTGGATTTTACCCCTTTTCAACAATTTAACTTTGATACCTTGAAACATCAGTATCAACTCCTATTTAGATACCTTCTTGGAAGACTACTGCTTTTGGTTCAAGAACTGCAAATCCATATTCAACATACATTTGGATTTTAACACTACGAGGGATTTCATCTAATTTATCAACACGATTAATGTGGATAAAAGTACCGAAATCATCGTGTAAAAGGTTATCAGTTGGATATACATTGTAATACCATTTAGCAGGTTTAAGGTTCATATCAATACCAAGTAAACCGCTTTCTAATTCGCCAATACCTTTAAGGGTTGCACCACGTACGTTAGCAGGGTTGAAACCATCATCATTCACAACTTCGTAGTAATCTTCTGCTCCCCAATAGGAAGCTTTGGAAGTGAACATATCAGTTAATTTGTAATCGTAACCTTCCTGATTTTCAAAAGCACGTATTAAGTGTTTCACGTCATCATCAATGTACTCATTACCTTCGGTAGCCCAAGAACCTCCACCAAGAGTAATGGTTGGAGCTTCTGCTGCTTGGGTGAGTACAACATAAGCGTGTCTGTTAAGGGTTCTTGCCATAGCATAACCCATCATATCAGTAGTTAATTGGATTTTATCAGCGTTAATTGGGTCACGGAGTGCTTCTTCGGTGAACTCTGCTTCAAAACCAATTCTACGCATTTTACCGATGTTACGGCTAATTCCAGTAATTTTAACTTGTGGAAGTTGTGCTGCTTCCATAATTTCAACTGGTTCGTGTAAAATACCGTTTACGATTTGTTGTTCTGCGTTAGACTCGTTTCTTGCGAATGCAAAACTATCTCTACCTTCATTGTTCTTTTTCTCGAACATTCCAAGCATATTTAAAGTTGGGTTCATCTTTTCAAAGGTAGTGAGTTCGATATTTTCTGGTTGTAATATCTCATCAATTTCTTGTACGATAAGTGACATAAAAATAATCCTCCTTATTTAATTGCTAATGCAGGAACGAAACCTGCTTTTAAAGCTTCTACACTTGCAAGGGAAATCCAATTAGTTTCACTATTAGATGTTTCAAATTCCTCATTTGCTGTGGAGTCTAAAAAGTCCCCTGCGGTAATTGCAGCATTTGCGGATTTGATTTTTAGTTCGTCTACTGTTGCTCCGAAAAATTCGACAGTTGCTCCTCTTGGGATAAATTCTCCCCATTCTTTGCTTTCTCTTGGTAAAATGTTTTGTTCATCTTCTGTCCAACCCATACCATCTCTTAATTGTGGGTTGTTGATGATTTTACCAATGGCTTGACTTGCTTTTGGAGCTGGTTTTACAATAATATCTCTTGCAGTTGAGTCTTGGTGTAAAATAACGTACTGTCCAATGTGCATAGGTGCAGCAAAAGTCCAATCAGGGTTTGGTCTACCAAATTCATCAAATCCTGTGTTCTTAAAAGTCATATCCCCTTCATACAGTCTTACTGCTAATCTTGGTCTATGATTTCCGTAATCCCTTGCAGGGATACCTGCGTCAATAACTCCCATTCTATTCTCCTCCTTGTTTTATAAAAGATGGTTCTTTACCATCGTGGGTTTTTTTGTAAAATTCTAATGCTTTTTCAGCTTTTGACGGTTCGTTACCCTCGTTTCCTTCACCTACACCTTCGGCGTTTTGTGAGCCGATACCTTGTGCTTTTTTAGTGATTTCACGGTGGTTTGCAAGACTTTCAAGTTGTTCCATTGAAGCGTCTTTCCACGCTTTTTTGGCTTCTTCGTCTTCGCCAAATGCCTTGTTAAGCAATTCTGTTTTCTTGGCTTCTTCTATTTTAGAATAAGCCTCTGCTCTTGGTTTTAAACCATCTATTTGAGCTTGATAATCTTCGTTTGAAGATTTTAAAGTAGTAATTTCTTGTTCTAATTCAGTAATCCTATTGTTTAAATCATCGACTTCGCCTAATTTTTTCTTATTAGCTTCAATAATCGCTTCTTTTTGTGCGACTTGTTTGTTTAAGTCTTTGATTTGTCCATTTAAGGTATTAATTAGTTCTTCGTTCATTTTACTTCCTCCTTCGACACTATTACATAAAATATGGCTTCTTGGTTTATCAGTCAAAATTACTTTTAATAATTCCCCATCAATAGCTTCGTAATAATCGCCTTTATCAATAAAATTAACAGAGAACTCTGGACTGAACCCTAAACCATCTAATTTCTCGTTAGTAGTTACTTCGGCTACTAATTCATTGTTATTAAAACCATAATTGTTAGTATAACCTATCACATCAATTTTATTGTCCCCGTGTGAAGCTTCTAATGTTGAGCCACCAGTCTTTGAGGCAATCTCCTTTAAGAAACCATCAGTATAATTAACAGGTTTAACATCAAGTCCCTGTTTAATATACCATTCCTTATCATAAGTGATAGTACCAGTTTTAAATATAGTAAATTTATCAGTCAATATACATCACCAACCCCTTAATTCCATATACTCATCAGAATAAACATCAGGCAACACCGGAACAAGAACACACATACCATTCGGGTGGTCTACTGGCCACCAAGACAATGGCATTGCTCCCATCGCTTCCAATTCATAACACCACGCACAAGTATTAATTCCACTCACACGCCAATAGAACAACGCTTCCTGCCCATAAATAAAAGTCTGATATTCACGTACAATCCTATTCCTTGCATACTGGGCATTATAATCAATATGATTAACCAAACGCCTCATAGCTCTACGGAAATTACTATGCAAACTAAACATACCAGTTGTAATAGCAACGTCCTTGTAAAAAGTTGCTTTATTCTTCAAATCAGTATATAATGTATCAGTAACTGTATCAACAGCAGAGTCAATAATAGACTCCAAATCAACATCAGTAGAAACAGTTCCAGTTGGAATAGTGTATTCTACATCGAAATCAGCTTGAACATCAGCAATATAAGTCGCAAACAATGACATTAACAAATCTTTCATATCTGTATTGAAATCAGCGAGTTCCTCCTCAAAGGTTTCAGACAAGATATAAAATTCAGAGTCATACTTATGCAACAAATAAAACTCTTGAAGAAGACTTAAAGCAATTGCAATGAGTTTTTTAATTTTCTCATCACGTTCCTTCTCTTCTTCTTCCTCAAATTCTTCATCAGAGATTTCATTATCTAATAAACCAAAAAACTCCTCATAATTTGGGGCTTCACGAACTGACTTCGGCAAGTCTACCAGCTCCATTGTTGATATTATTATAATTCATACCATCGGTTGGTTTTGAAGTTGAAATATTACCATTCTCATTGGTTATTGTATCGTCACCGTTTCCTGATCCTTCTTCGTTTTCAAGATATGTTCCCTCATTGATTTCAGGGTTGAAATTAATCCAAACTTTTCCAGTCATACCTTTTAATTCAAGCATTGTTTGGAATAGTTTTTCCATATAACGTGATAACTTCTCTTGAATATATTCTTGGACTAATACTCTTCCGCTTTTGTCAGAGTCTAATTGTACTACCGCAGTAGAACGATTAGAGCTACTTGAAGAGTAAATCGCTTCCGGTGTGAATAATCCAACGAAAATACAATGTTCTAAATAATTTAAGTAATCTTGAACGTCAGGTAAGTTTGTATCTCCAATGAGTTGCGGTTCAATACCGAACGGTAAAGCAGTAACACCTAAATTATGATAATCTGATAACGCTTCGACCATTGCGTCCACTTCGTCATCTTCTATATTAACTTCCTTACGGTCTTTGTTACCTATTTGTAAAAATAAAGTGTTTGCTTGTTTAAAAACAATTTGGGGCATCATCTTTGTGAGCATTAAGTGCATATAAGCAAAATCCAAGACATTAGCCACTATTCCTTGTGGTTTATCGTGTCTACGGAAAAATGCGGACACCATTAAATCATCAGGTTCAAAATCAAACTCCATTTGCTCATTATTCTTCACAATTTCGTTGAAACGTTTTCTAAACCAACCTTTGTTAGTATTTTGGTTTACTTCAACGATTTGTTTGTAACCTATGATTTCTGCTCCGGTTTCATCATCGTAGATTTCTTTTATACGATAATTTTCCCCATCAAAAGCTAATTCACGTAGAGTAACTTCGTTTTTATCTATAACTATCTCACGGAAGTCCACTCCATCAACACAATTATTCCATACAAGATTGTGCATTAAGGTTGAATAATCTAATCTTTCGTCTTCTTTGATGATGAAATCAATCGCTTCTTGATTATCGCCCTCAATAACCCAACCGCTAATAGATTTAATTACTAAATCTTCTAAAATACCATTAACAATTGGGGATTTCTCTGCACATAATCGTAAATTCTTTATTGATGGAATAACAAGGTCTGGGAGTTTCTCTCCCCAATTAACACTTTCTTGATTTATATTCCCTCTTACATCATCAAAGCCAACATCTGTAATATCAGATTTTTCGCTATTGAATAATCTTGAACCGACTTTGATAATTGGGTCAAATATTCCCATCTTAATACACTCTCACTTTTCTGTAAAAATCTTTTCCCATAGGACGATTTGGTGATAAACTTCCCCTTACACCATACACTCCATAAGCCAATGCGTCCATAGCGTGGTCATTAACCTTTACTGGCTCATCAAGAGTCACTCCTTCACGGTTTTTACGATATTTATAACCTTTAATCTCACGTATTGTATTAACGCAACGTGGGTGAATATGAATACGAGTCTGCTTTGTAGTAGTGATTTTCGCCTTAACGTCCTTAATTCCTTTCTCCATTGGAAAACCATTCTGTACAAACTCTTCAATACGGTCAGGTTCGGCAGCGTCACCGTAACCTGTGTTTAAATGCTCCGGTAGTAATTTATGCTTGAATAACATATCTTTACACTCTTGAATTAATTCACGGTTTAATAATTTCGCTTTATAAACCTCATCAAGCACATACACTTCGTTATCATACCAAGCAAGTAATAAAAAACAACTTGGATTATTAAAACCGAAGTCCGCACCGAAACTGTAAAAATCAAAATTATCACGGACAACAACAGTATCATAATTCGGATAAATCACATCAGTCAATTTACCCCATTGTCCGGCACTATAACGAAGCCACAACTCATAATCTTCGTTTTTCAAGTTATCATAATAATCACGCTGAAATTTCGGTAATTTCAAATTCTCACTATAATGGAAATGTGCTGATTTCCTCCTTTTCTGAATATTAGCCAAAATTTCCTCATAACTCTGATAAGGTTTGCCCTCTGCTATCGCTTCTTGTTTTTTACTCTCAAATTCAGTAGTAGCGTCCGCAAATTCGTGATAACGCTTATAAATCCAATGCTCCTCACTTTCAGGTTGAACAACAAGTAACATTTGTGAGTAACCGCCTTCACGCTTACTCGCTTCACCCCTACCCAATCTTAACATTAATTCAATGTAAAACTCGGGACTATTAAGCTCCTCGGCTTGTTCAATGTATATCATATCTGCGTTGATTGAACGCACCTTCGAGAGTTCGTCTAACGCACCAAAATACAATTTACTATTATTAGTGAACGTAATAACTCCTTCGGACTTGTTTTCCTCATAAGGAACACCCAAATCATACAACAAATTACGTATCTCTTTCCAAGAAGTACGCTTCAAAGACGGTAAAGTCTTACGATAAATATAAATTGAAGCGTCAGGATACTTTAACGCATAAAAAATGACTTTATAACAAGCAAAGATAGTCTTACCTGATCCCGCACTACCCTCTATGAGTAATTCACGTGTACGGTCATTAATCCATCTCTGTTGAGTTGGAGTCATCTCTACTGCTACCATCATTTACCTCATAATCAACTTCAATCGCTTCTTCTTCGTTGTTATCTGCGTCCACCCCAGTCATATTCACAATGTTGATTTCAATTGCTTTATCATCTTTGGCGTCTAATTCCAATGTATTTTTACGTTTATTAGCCGCACCGAAACGATTATCCTCTAAATACATAAGAATACGTGTATCTCCTTCGTCTACTTTCTTCCACATTGCTTTTAATAATCGTTTATGCAATTGAATATCAGCTCTTGCAAGTTCATCGATAAACATTATCAAATTTGTACCGGTGTAACCGTCTTCAACATCTTCTCTGTAAAAACGTAACCAATCTTTAAATGTATGTTTAGACCCTCCGGCTGCAACAAATGCCTCTGACGCAGTTAAACCACAATTAATCCCATCTTTAACTTTTTTTAAAAGGATTTCTCTATCTAATTTATCTGCAAGTAATCGTGGTTCGTGTGGTGGTCTGTAATCCGCAGGTAATTTTGCCATATTCCTTCACTTCCTCCAATTTTGATACACAAAAGAAATTAGCTGAATTACAATATATGTGAATTGAACAATATTGATAAGACAATAGTTAAAACAGTTAATCCTAATCCAAAAATGGTTAATATCCTATTAATACGGATACGTGACTCTTTTTTGTCCTCTTCTATCTTTTCTTCAAATGCTTGTTGTTTTGTTTCAATTGATTGTAATCTTAATTCTAATTCGCTATCGTCTGATTTAGACTCAATTTTTAATTCATTGAAGCCTTCAAGCACTTTATCGAATTTGTCATTCAATTTATCCATCTTACTGTTTAATTCATCTATTCTTCTTTCCTTAAAATCGCTATGAGCTTCTAATCTTTCTATTTTCCTTGATTGAGCTTGTATTTGTTCTTCGTGTAAACATTCTAACGAAGTATTATGATTAGCAGTCATCCTCATCACCAGTCACGTATTCATCGTTCAAAACACCATCATCGGTAACTGGTTCTGCTTTTTTATTTCCTAAAAATTTAAATGTATTCGGATTGTAACTACTCCATACTGCCAATATTATCCCTACTAATGCAACAAAGAATGTTGTAAAGGTTGCTTCATCAATGTTAATACCATACTTAACGAGTAATGGGGAAATTAACACATAAATCCATACTGCAATAGTTGAGATGTTTCCTTGTGTAAAATCCAATATAATCACCATATAAATGTTTTTTTATTTTGCCATTTCGTTTGCTATCGCTACCAATTCCCTGTATGTGAATAGCCATTGATTATTACGCATTAAGACTACTCCTGTTTCTTCGATAAACACTTCATCGTGGTGTGTGTCTTTAATTAAGCGTATTCGTCCAAATAAATAACCATAACCTTTCATAATGTAAACGTAGAGAGAAGAGGAGCGTATTATGGGTAAAAATGATAGTAAAAAAACCATTAATACGTCCCTCTTATGGAAATGACATAATTTGAGTTGTTTATTTTGGAGGTTTATTGTCCTCGCTATTCGTATTATTCTTAATAATGGCATTTTTTGGTTTTCTGAAAAAATTTGGGGATTGTATATAGAAAACGTAATAATATACTCGGGAAAAGTAATACTAACCTTGAAAAATAAGCCAAAAAATAACTCCAACATAACCACTCCAAAACCACAGCACACAAACCACAACCCCCAAACACACCAACCAAGAAAAAAAACCAATCAAATCAACAAAACAAGCCCAGCACATCGTAGACACATTAGACACATTTTGACACATTTTACAAATGTGTCTTCACGGAGCAAGGAGAACACGTAAAAACAGTAAAAGAAACCATAAAAACAGTTTTCATATGAAGACACATTTCCGTGTTACATACACCCCCCTTTTTTTCAAAAAGTAGGAAAAATATAATGTGTCTTTGTGACCTTGTGACCTAATACAATGAAATGTGTCTATGTGACTATGTGTCTAACTAATAATATACTATATAAAATAATAATATACTAATATATAAGAAAATAAATATATATAATACTCTAAAAGAAAAAATAAATAATATCCATTCTCCAACACTCAAATAAACCCTCACTCCAAAAACCACCAAACACAACAAGACACAATAAAAAAATATAACAACGTTATAAAAAGAAAAAAAGGATACAAACATATGACAATCTGTAAAAAGCCGCTTTCCCTGATCTCGTGATGTATTAAAAATTTTAAAAAAATAAAATATTCATTGAAAAAAGCGTATTTTTAAGCTTTTTTTTATTCAAATATTAGAAAACTTATTAAAAAACGTGACTTTATAGAATAGAAAACAATAAAAAAACTAAAAATTAAACGTTAAAAAAAAATAAAAAAAAGATTGAAAACATAACAATAAAAAAATAATACGTTAAAAGATCAGTAATAAAGATATTAAAAAAATAAGATATGTTGCGGGCCTTGGTGGTGCCCGTAACATATGAGTATATTATTAATAGGTTTTAAGGCGTTTGCTTTTTTTTATTGTAGTATTTTGTATATTATTTTTAGTATTGTTCTTAATATACTATATAAGATCAGGAATAATATAATATATA